CCCACATACTTTACAAAACGGTCTCATGGGGTATTTAGCACACAAGCCTATATGTAGGTCGCTCAAACCAGGTGTTTTTAGCAGTTGCCAATAAATATTAGAACTTGAAAAGGAAACCATTATGGCTTTAACATCACCCGGCGTAGAAGTAACAGTAATTGACCAGAGTCAATACGTACCTTCAGCTGTTAACACAGTACCTTACTTTTTGGTTGCCACAGCGCAAAACAAAGTATCCAGTGACGGCGTCACTGTAGCAGCCGGTACTCTTGCCGCTAATGCAAACAAAACTTATTTGATCACAAGCCAACGCGATTTGGCACAGACATTTGGTGTACCGTTTTTCTACAACACCACAACTGGTACTCCCATCAACGGATACGAACTCAACGAATACGGCTTGCTTGCCGCTTATTCTGCACTTGGTGTTAGCAATCGTTGTTATGTGCAACGTGCTGATGTTGATTTAACAGCACTCACAGCCAGTTTAACTCGTCCAATTGGCGCTGCCGCTAACGGAACATACTGGATAGATACCGGTGTGTCAACATGGGGCATTTTTGAATGGAACGCTACTACGCAAGCATTTGAATTAATAACACCAACAGTTATCACAGATGTAACTGATGTAGTAGGCGGCTCCGGAAGCCCCATTGCTAACTACACCCCATTGACCACAGTTGGTAGTATCGGTGATTATGCAGTTGTAACCATTGATGAATACATTTTTGCTTATTACAAAAACTCTAGTAACGTCTGGGTTCAACTGGGTAGCAATGCATGGAAAATTTCGTACCCAACTGTGGCAGGAACAAACTCTGTGTCTGGATCTATAGGTACCGCAGGTGATAATTTTAATATCAATGGAACCACAGTCACACTTGGTGCAACAAATACAGTTAACGGCCTGGTCACGGTGATTAACAATGCTACCATTACAGGTGTTACTGCGGCCGCAGTAAACAATCAACTTTATATCTATGCAACAAGTGCCGCCGGAGCAGACGGTTCAACATTAAGCAGTGATGGTTTTATTGAAATTAGTCTTCCCAACGGCGGCGGCACTAACACTCAGGCCTTGTTGACCACATTGGGAATTGCACTAAGTCAATACCCTGCCCCACAATATTTGCCAAGCTACAGTTACGAGCAGCCCAAGTGGATCTCAGGACAAGATCCATTGTTGGCAAGACCCACTGGCTCTGTGTGGCATAACATGAGCGCGGCCAACAACGGATTGAATGTGGTTGTTAAACAATACAGTGCCGCGCTGGGTACTTGGATAGCACAAACTTGCCCGGCCTACTCAGGTGACGGCTCTGCACTTTACAGCCTTGACCCCACAGGTGGCGGCAAAAATATTCCAGCCGGGACTACTTATGTTGGTTGGAATCAATACCAATGGAGTACCACTATTCCAACAGCGGCACTTACAGTTTATGAACGCTATGCATTTGGCGCTACAGTAATAACTGGTACCACAACTCCGACTGGAACTGCATTCGCGGTTGGTAGTACCTTCACGTTAAATGCCACACAGCCAGGTACAACTACTAATGTCATTAAAACAGTTACAATTGGCGGTACTGGTACCGTCAGTAACTTTATCCAGGCAGTATCGGCTGCCAACGTTCCATATGTGACGGCAAGTGTGAACTCAGCAGGTAATATTGTGTTTACTCACAGTGCAGGTGGAACAATATTTTTACAAAATACTTCTGGTACCCCGGTTACCATTTCTGGTTTTGTGGTTGGTGCACCAGATCAGGTAACACAGCAACCAACTGATGCAAATATCTTAAGATTGAGTAATTTTGTTACCAGCCCATTATTTACATACACCCCAAGTTCAACTGCACCAGATCAAGATCCTGCAGATGGTCGTTTATGGTATTACAGCGCAGTTGATGCGGCTGATATCATGATCCAAGATGATGGCTCTTGGCAAGGTTATCAGAACGTCACCAACGATGTTCGTGGTTATAACCTAACAAATTGTAATGCTACTGGTCCTATTATCAGTGCCACAGCACCAACAACACAAACTGACACATCACTGAGTCCATTGGTATACGGTGATTTGTGGATTGATACTAGTGACTTGGAAAACTATCCCAAACTGTATCGTTGGCAAGCAGTCAGCGGAGTAGCACAATGGGTAGAAATCGACACCACCGATCAAACCACACAAAACGGTATCTTGTTTGCCGATGCACGTTGGTCCACAAACGGCACAACAGACCCAGTAGCAGATGCATTACCAAGCATTGTGAGTTTGTTAACTAGCGATTATCTTGATCCAGATGCTCCTAATCCAGCACTGTATCCACAAGGTACGCTGTTGTTTAACACACGTCGTTCGGGCTACAATGTCAAGAGTTTCCAACTGGATTACTTCACAACCACAGCCACCGACTATGCGATTGATGCATATTCAGCAACCACAGTCTATGCTGTGAATGACTTTGTGAGTTACAACAACGGTATATATGTTTGTACAGTGGCTACTTCAGCCGGTACAGCACCAAGCAATACTGCATATTGGGATTTGATCAACCTCAACACCTGGTTAACCGCAAGTGGCAACAAAGACAATGGCTCAATGTGGTCAGGTCGCCTGGCACAACGTCAAATCATTGTGCAAGCACTCAAGTCAGGCATTGACACCAGCGTGGCAGCACGTGAAGAACAGAACCAATACAATATTGTTGCTACACCTGCGTACCCAGAGTTGACACCAAACATGATTGCACTCAGCAACGAGCGCAATAACACCTTGTTTGTTGTGGGTGATACACCAATGCGCTTGGGCCCTGATGGCAATAGTTTGGTAGCATTTGCTACAAACAATAACGGTTTGGGACAACCCAACGGTGATGGCAATATCCTGACCAGCAACTACTGCGGTGTGTTCTATCCAAGTTGCCAAACTACAGATCTTGGTGGCAACACAGTTGTACAACCTCCGAGTCACATGATGGTTCGCACTATCTTGCGCAGTGATGCCGCAAGTTATCCATGGTTGGCACCAGCAGGCACACGTCGTGGTGTGGTTGACAATGCTACTGCAATTGGTTATATCAACGCCGCAACAGGTGAGTTTACACAAATTGGTGTGAGTCAAAGTGTACGTGATATCTTGTATGAGCGCAATATTAACCCAATTACGTTTATTCCAGGGATTGGTATCACCAATTTTGGTAACAAAACTTCAACCACAACAACCACAGCCCTGGATCGTATCAACGTTGCACGACTGGTATGTTTCTTGCGTGGACGCTTGGAAGAGATTGGTAAACTGTACTTGTTCGAACCCAACGACACAATTACACGTAATCAAATCACCAACAGTGTGAACAGCCTGATGATTGACTTGGTTGCCAAGCGAGCCTTGTATGATTACTTGGTTGTTTGTGACTTGAGCAACAACACTCCTGCACGTATTGACCGCAATGAATTGTGGGTAGACGTTGCTATTGAGCCAGTAAAAGCAGTGGAATTCATATACATTCCGTTGCGTATCAAGAATACTGGGGCAATTGCTGCCGGACAATAATGAAACTGGGGGCTGATTTTTCGGCCTCCGTTTCAGGTAAATAAACATATAGGAGATAACAAATGGCAAGCGCATCACTAAACAGAATGACAGTACCGTTAGCAAGCGATCAATCCGCGAGCGCACAGGGCCTGTTGATGCCCAAACTCAAATATAGATTTAGAGTATTGTTTCAAAATTTTGGGGTAACTAACGAAACCACAGAAATGACCAAACAAGTTGTCAGCGTAGCTAGACCTAATCTAACATTTGAAGAAATCGCATTACCGATTTACAACTCAACATTAAAGTTGGCCGGACGTCACACATGGGCTGATATCGCATGTTCAGTACGTGATGACGCATCAGGAAGTGTTATGACCTTGGTAGGCGAACAATTCCAGAAACAATTGGACTTCTTGGAACAAGCCAGTGCCGCAGCTGGTATTGACTACAAGTTCATGACTACTATTCAAATTCTTGATGGTGGTAACGGTGCAGACACACCTACTGTGCTTGAGCAGTGGGAATTGTACGGTTGCTACTTGAAGGCTGCCGATTACGGTGAATTAAACTATGGTACCAACGAAGGTGTTACAATTGCTTTGACTATTACTTACGATAATGCCGCACAAGTCAAGACATCAGTCAATGACGGTGGTGTTGGCGCTATTGCTACAGGACTTGGACGCACCATCGGTGGTTCAGTAACAGGTGTTGGCCTAGGCGCCTAAGGGCAGGGCAATGCCAACATTCGGTCAACAATTCTACCAAGGATTCACTGAAGTCAATGCCTTGCGTGATTACACTCACGCAAGCAAAGTCTTTACTCCCAACTCATTTGAACTTAAACCTCGGTACAAGTTCCTTTTTCACGTTAGTTTTACTCTTAACTTTGCAGGTGTTCCGGGCCTGGCCAGTTATCTTGGAGTAAATGGTAATGCATCTCTGAGTTATGTGGTCAAAACCGTGGACCTACCCAAGTTTACAATTGCCAACGAAACTCTCAATCAATACAATCGTAAGCGTGTGATACAGACCAAGATCAATTATGATCCTGTTACCGTTGTATTTCACGATGATGCCGGCGACAATGTGCGCAAGATGTGGTATGCCTACTACAACTACTACTACAAAGACGCCTCTCAAAGTTACAATGAAGTTTTGGCCAATGGCAACAATGGTAGCCTTGGAGAAAGCGCCAACAAGGTCACTGGCTTTGGATATAATATTCGTGACATCTATGCCAATCAACGTGTGGGCAATGTCAACGATTGGGGATATATTGGCGAAGCATACAACGACGGCACCTCAGGACCAAGTGGTAAAGCGCCGTTCTTTCTTGACATCCAGATTGTTGGCATGGATCAACACAAAACAGCAACTTATGTGCTGGTCAATCCGCTGATCACCAATTATTCACATGATCAATATTCTTATGCAGAAGGTGCTGGTACCATGCAAAACTCCATGACCATTGCTTATGAAACTGTGAAGTATTATGCAGGAGCTGTGGGTCGACCTAGACCCGATCAAAATATCAAAGGCTTTGCCGATCCCTCTCACTACGACCAAACACTAAGTCCAATTTCCCGTCCAGGCAGCCGGGCCAACTTCATGGGACAAGGTGGCTTGTTGGATGCCGCAGGAGGCATCATAGAAGACTTACAAAGTGGTGGACCCTTGGGCATCATTGGTGCAGTACAAAAAGCCGGCACAACTTACAATACGTTTAAAAACAAAAATCTCAAGAATATTGCCGTTAATGAAGCAGTGGCCTTGGGAACATCAGTAGTCAAGGGCGCTGTGCCTGCTGCCATGCGCCAGATTCCCGGACGTGCCAGTGGCATGTATTATCCTACTCCGCCCACACCCCCAACTAACTAATTGCATATGGCCAGCATCAACTACACCAACTACAACATTGATCAAACTGTGCGAGTGTTTGATGCATTCTACGACTATGATGTGGACATTCCTGTGGGTGACTATGACGTGGTCAACAGTTATTTCCAATCAGTAATGACCACAAAGCAAGCCGCAGACAACTTCACAGCCAGTTTGTTTAGAGTGGCGCAAGACACAAATATTCCACCATTGACCCTGTTGCAAACATTTCAAGCCTCAGGTGAGCAACTGGATCTCAACATCAACATGGCCTATTATCTCAACAGCATCAGAAGTCGCGCCACGTTGTTGGGCGTGGGCATACCTGTAGCACCCAACTACTACGCGGCCAGAAACGTCATACAATAATGGCACACTGGGCACAAGGCACATACACTGTGATCAACCGTGCCAAGTATGTGGGCACGGGCGAGCCTCGTTATAGATCTGGTTGGGAATTGTCATTTATGCGATTCCTGGACTCAAACGATAGCGTACTACAATGGGCAAGTGAAAGCGTGGCGATTCCATACCGTCATCCGTTGACAGGCAAAATGACAAGATACATTCCGGATTTCTTAATGACATATCGCACTAGAGATAATCAAATGCGAGCCGAATTGATTGAAATTAAACCTAAAAAACAAAGTGTAATCGAAAGCAAAATGAACAATCGTGATCGTGCTATAGTTGCTATCAATTATGCTAAGTGGGCGGCTGCCCAGAAGTGGTGCAAACAACAAGGATTGACCTTTCGCGTTATTACTGAGGATCAGATGTTTCGGAATGGTCGAGCGTGAGCCACTAAATATTGGCATGACACGCAAACTTGAAGACCTTTTTGATCTCCCGCCTACCCCAGAAGAAGTAGATACTGCTCTGCCCACACTTCCCACCAATCGAGAAACACTACAAGCACTAGATGATGCTATTGACAAAGTTGACAATGCGTTGCCTGCTGTGCGTGGACTTGAAGCCACTGATACCGAAATGGATGACCTTGCTGGACTGGCAACAGGCAGTTATAAGGATTTAATGGATCTTGGTTTTCAAGTTGACAGTCGTTTTGCCAGTGAAATCTTTAGTGTAGCATCAAATATGCTGGGACATGCTATCACAGCCAAGACAGCCAAACTGGACAAAAAACTCAAGATGATTGATCTACAGATGAAGAAAATGCGTTTAGATCAACAGCAACAGGCTCTGGATTCCAAAGATCCCGAGGGCATGGCCGCCGCACAGGTAGCACACGGGGTGGTTCTAAGCCGCAATGATCTGCTGGAACGCATCATTGGCAAAGGCCAAAACGCACAAAAAGAATAAATATACAACAGGATACTGAATATGAAACCATTTGCCAAATACCTAGCCGAAAGCGAACGTACATACAACTACCGCATCAAAGTGGTGGGTGATGT